CACAGTAACAGTAACCCCGGCAGACGGGGGGGCTGGTGGAACCTTCACGCCGACAACCGTAGCAATCAGCAGCGGCACACCTACGGGGACGTTCACCTACACACCGGCATCAACGGGCGTTAAGACGATTAGCATCAGCGATAACGGCGGGCTGACGGATGCAACGTCGATTAGCTACACCAGCAACGCCCCTCCTGACACCACAGTCCCCACGCTCACAGGCTCTATCACCTCCAGCGCCATCACACAAACCACCTACACGCTGTCATGGCCGACTGGGGCGGATAACGTGGCGGTCACGGCCTACGAGTACAACCTCAATGGCGGGGCGTTTGTCAGCACTGGCACGGCTACCACGGTCAACATCACCGGGCGTACAGCCAGCACCACAGACACCATCACCGTGCGGGCCAAAGACGCGGCGGGCAATGTGTCCACCCCGGTCCTCAGCACCACAGTCAATCTGCTGGCAGTCGTTCTGCCCAGCATCACGACCCCGGTGCTCAAAAACAATACCGGCACAGTGCTGGCAAGCGAAACTGGCGTAGTGGTCAATGTGTACAACGCCAGCACGGGCGCACTGGTGCTGCAAAAGACGGGCCTGACCAGCAATGGCAGCGGCATCGTCACCTTTACCGACGCGGCCTTGTCAGCCGCCACCAGCTACGCCTATGAGGTGGTCTTGTCTGGTGGCCGTAGACGCCTACCTTTGGTGACCACGGCATGAGCCTACGCATAGACTCTACTGAGTGGATCAGCGGGGCGCTGCTGATCGGTGAGACGGGACTAGGTGTGCTTGGCTCGGCTATCCCCTCCACGGGTGACAGCGGGGGTAGCTACCTCTACAACGACTTGTCTTTGCCTGCTGACAACGCCAAAGAGATTTGCGGTCGCATCACGACATGGCCTGCTTCTGGCGCTCTGACCGCCTACGAGGATGGCAGCTTTAGCTTTATCGGTGCTGATGGGTCGTACAGCTTTGCTTATCAGCTTTATGTGGATGGCGTGGCGACTGGTGCGCCTGCAACCGTATCGCTGGTTGTGGGTGCGGCGACATTCGTTGTCACTTCAGACACCGCCGCCAGCTACCTGCTGCGCACCGCTGCCACGTCCGACACATCAGCAAGCTACGCCATCGCCGCCACGATCACCAGCGACACAAGCGCCAGCTATTCCATCTTGACCGCAGGCGCAGTGACAAGCGACAGCAGCGCAAGCTACTCCATCCGTGGCGTGGTGCAGTCTGATGCGTCCATAGCCTACGAGCTACGTGGTGCCGTGCAGTCCACGCTGAGTGGCGGGTACGACATTCGGCAGGCGGTGGCAAGCGACACCAGCGCGGCTTACGCGGTCACTTCGCTGGCTGTTGTCACGAGTGATCTGGCTGCTGCGTACGCGGTAACCGGCGTGGCAGGCTTGAGCGAAGCCGACATTGCCGCGATTTGGGCGTATGGGGTCCGCACGATCACCGGCCCCACAGCGGCAGACATAGCCGCCGCCGTCATCGCCCTGGCGCAGACCACGCCCATTCAGGCAGACCTGCGCAGGGTAACCGGCCAGGCCATCAACGGCGCAGGCACCGAGGCCAACCCTTGGGGGCCATAGCCCATGGCCACCAGCAGCTGGGGCAAGTCATGGGGCAAGGCGTGGGGCGCAGCATGGGGCGCGGTGGGCCAAATCACCCCCGCGCAGCCCATTGAAAAAGACCCCTACCGTGCCATTGCATCCGCAGTATTCAACCTGCGAGTAGACGGCCCAGGCAACGCCATCTACACCCGCATTGCCATGCGCCGACCCCGGCGCAAATAAATCTTAAAACCGTCCGGTCTTTTGCCTTGAAAACCGGACAGGTGGGGCCGCACAGTAGCGGCCATGAGCAAAAAGCACATCCCCGAAAACCTGCAACGCCACCTCCAGGCAGGCCGCGCAGAACGTGCCCTGCTGGTAGACCGTGCTGCAGTAGACGAAGCTGCCCGCACCGCCACCATGGCCTTTGCCAGCGAGACCCCTTATGAGAGATATTGGGGCATCGAAATTTTGGACTGCACTGCAACGTCCATGCGCACCGGGCGCCTGCGCTCCGGTGCCAACCTGTTATGCGACCACGATGCCAGAGACGTCGTGGGCGTAATCGAATCTGTCGAGATCGGCGCCGACCGGGTAGGTCGCGCCGTGGTGCGCTTTGGAAAAAGCGTTCGAGCAGAGGAAGTGTGGCAAGACGTACTGGGCGGCATCCGTCGCAACGTGTCGTTTGGCTACATGGTTCACAAGGCCCAACTTGTCGAGACGAAGGACGGTGTGGAAACCTATCGCGTCACGGATTTTGAGCCATTCGAAATCTCCCTTGTCAGTATTCCTGCAGACGCCAGCGTGGGCCTAGGCCGCAGTGCAGATACAGCCACCCAGCAGCAAAAAGACCTCACCGTTCAAGTCACCGTATGGCAGACCGACGACAAGGCCGAAGACGCCGCTGAAGACGCTGTTGAAACCACCGCAGCCGACACCGCCGCAGCAGTGCCCGCAGCCACCGACAAATCCCTCACTCCCATCCCCCAAGAAAGCACCCGCATCATGACTACAGAAGTAATCGAGCGCAACCACGCATCCGAGATCACCAAAATCGCCGCCACCGTCCCCGGTGGTGCAGAGCTGGCCATGTCCGCCATCCAGCGCGGCCTGACCACCGAGCAATTCCAGCAAGAGGTCATCACCCACATGTCCAGCAAGGCCCTGCCTACGGCTGACATCGGCTTGACTGCCAAAGAAATCAAAGCCTTCAGCGTGCTCAAGATTGCCCGCTACCTGGCCAACCCCGACGCAGCTGCGTACAAAGACATGGCCTTCGAGCGCGAGTGCTCCGACGCCGTCGCCAAGATCATGGGCCGCGCAGCACAGGGCGTGTTTATGCCTTCCGAAATCCAGCGCCGTGACCTGGTCGTCGGCACACCCACAGCGGGCGGCAACCTGGTAGCCACCGACCTCATGGCTGGCAGCTTCATCGAGATGCTGCGCAACGCCATGGTGCTCGACAAGCTGGGCGTCACCTTCCTCAGCGGCCTGCGCGGCAACGTCGCCATCCCCAAGCAAACCGGTGGCGCCACCATCTACTGGGTGGCTGAAAACACCGCACCGACCGAGAGCCAGCAATCTGTGGGCCAAGTGCTCATGTCGCCAAAAACTGCCGGTGGCTTCACCGACATTGGCCGCACGCTCATGAACCAGTCCAGCCTGGACGTGGAAGCCTTTGTCATGCGTAACCTGGCCACCAGCCTGGGCTTGGGCATCCAGCTCGCAGCCATTGCAGGCACGGGCACAAGCAATCAGCCATCGGGCCTGCTGACCCGCGTCACACCGGCAGTCATTGGCGGCACCAACGGCCTGGCACCCACTTGGGACCATATCATCGACCTGGAAACCAACGTGGCCAACAGCAATGCCGACATCGGCACCATGGGCTACCTGGTCAACGCCAAGACCCGCGGCAAGCTAAAGCGCACGCAAAAATTCAGCGGCACCAACGGCGACCCCATCTGGGACCGCAACACCGGCGAGCCACTCAACGGCTACCGCGCAGCCACTACCAACGCAGTGCCCAGCAACCTGACCAAAGGCACCAGCTCCGGCGTGTGCTCGGCCATTCTGTTCGGCAACTTTGCGGATCTGATGATCGGCATGTGGGGCGCCACAGACCTCATCCGTGACCCCTACACCGCGTCCAGCTCCGGCGGCGTGCGCATCGTGGCCCTGCAAGACGTGGACGTCAACGTGCGCAACGTCGAGTCGTTCGCCACCATGGTCGACGCCCTCACGGTCTAAACCAGACCAGGCACGCGTCAGCCCAGCCACACGCCATGTTTGCCGAAGACATCAGCGCCTTCATCAACCCAACCGAGCACGCCACCAGCGTCTCGGTCGGTGGGGTGGTGGTGTCTGCCATCTTCAGCAACGGCTACGCGCTGGGCAACGTCGGCATGCTCGGCATGGCCACCAGCCAGCCGTCACTCACCCTGGCCAGTGCAGACGTATCCACAGATCCTGTGGGTGCAGCTGTCCTGGTGGGCGCGGTGGCGTATGTGGTGGCCGCGCACGAGCCCGATGGCACTGGCGTCAGCCGCCTGCTGCTGGAGGTCGCATCGTGAGCATGGTCAACACCGCAGTCACCGCCATCATGGCAGCCTTAAGCGCTGGCCCGGCAGTGGCAGCGCAGATTGACCGCGTTCGCCTGCGCCCCCTGGCCAAGGCAGTTACGCAGGCCGTCAGCGTGCGTCCGCTCAAGGCCGAGGTCAGCGACTTGTCTCTCGCCCCAGGCTACCCAGTTAGCTGGAACACATCAGTGGCTGTCGAGTGTTATGTCAAGTCCGTGGCAGGCACCGCGCCCGATGTCGCTGTCGACTCCCTCGTCAGCGCCGTCTATGCCCGCCTCATGGCCGACATCACCCTCGGTGGTTCTGTCATTGCCATGCAGCCGATCCAGATCGACTACGACTTTGACGTGGATGGCGAGCAAACCACCTGCGCCACTCTCGCTTTTAACGTGCGCCAGCGTGCCAACGACGCAACCCTGACCTAACCCATAACTTTTCCACCCACACCAGGAAACCATCATGTCCTATTTCTTCGCAGAAGGCTCCAAGTTCTACTTCAGCCGCACCTTCGCCGCAGCCAAAACCTTGTCTGCTATCACCAACGCCGACCCCGCAGTCGCCACCAGCGTGGCCCACGGCTATGC